ATCTCCTTCACATATTATAGCACCCAACCGGTCAGCATTGCGACCAGTACCTTGTTCGAAACCCACAATTTTCAAATCAACTGTGATTGTGGGTTTCCATTTCATCCAGTAATCGGTGCGTTTGCACAGGTACGGGGCGTCCATGCTTTTGATCATGATGCCTTCAAAACCACCTTCCACGGCAGCTTCGGCATAGCGTTGCATGATGTCATGTCCTTCGGCTGTGTCCAAGTCCACATCCAGGCCGTTCATGATCTGGATAGGACCATCTTCGGGCAGTTTCACTCGAGCACGTTCCAAGGACTCGATTCGTTTGTGTTGTTGTGCGTTGAAGTGACCTTCTTGGAATGCAGCCAAGGGCAACATGTCAAAGATATGATAGGTCATGCCTGTGGTCACTGCATTGCTTTTGCGATGTGCTTGCTTCATCAACTTCTGAAAACTCTCGCCCACAATCTCGCCATCCAGCACTACACGTTGATGCACCCTGTGACCGCCGCCGTCGCCCAGCATGAACTTGGTGCTGTGTTGCTTGATGGCCTCTTCAATTTCAGGAAAATTTTCAAACACCTTGCCATTGCGGCTGTACAGTGTGACATCGCCATCTTCAATCACTGCCAACACACGCACACCGTCCAGTTTGCACTCCAGGCGTTTGATGCCTTTTAACTTCTTGGGCTGGTCTGTGCTGTCTTGTGCCAGTTGGCAAGTAAACACAGGAATTTTCCACTCTGTCTTGCCCAACACCTTGTTAAGTGTTTTCTCTGAAATGCCGCATCGCAGGTCTTTGGTAATAACACGTCTACAAAGATTGTTCCACTCTAGGCTATCAAAACGTTTCATTGTTTCCAGGATAGCATCTCTAGCGCGATGTCCAGAGAATGATCGTGTGCGCAGGCCTTCCAGCAAGCCCCAGAACACAGGCCAGGGATTTTCAGCATGTTCAATGCCTTCGCTCTCGGGCACTTGTTTCACATGGAATGTATAGTAAGGATTGTATGCTTGGTAGCAGTTGAACAAAAAACACTGAGCGTTGGCACTGCCCAACTTTGAGGCCATCAAGGCTTTTTCAATCACTCGTTCTTTGTGCAAGCGACTGTCAGATGCTTCAAGGTCCCTTATCCAATCGGCTGCCACAGTGATACCGTTGAATTGTTTGTGTGAGAAGTCAATGTCATTCATATATTTACAGTGTTACCATGATGAGTTATAGAATACTTTCAAACCCAAGAACATTTCTGCACGGGCTTCTTGGATAAATTTCAAGTCATCGTTGTAATAGTGTGTGTCGGCGTCACTACCAAAAAAGAATCCTGACGTTGCCGGAAGTTCACGTGCTTTTACTACTGCTTCTAGTTCATCCAAGTCCTCGGCGGTGAGCTCTAGTTCAATGCCATTGAAGTTGTCTGCTTCACGTAGTTGATTACCTTCCCGTGTCAACCACAAACGAGCCATCCAGCCATGCAGGTTGGGATGTTTGCGCCAGTAACAAATTTGGCGTGGCCGATTGACATTGGGGTTTACAAATTCGCCAGCGTCTGCATCATACTCGGCACCTTCGTAAAATTCATCTTGCTGGCCTGCTCGAGCAGCCACGTATGCGTACATGTCAAGTCCCATGTTTTTCTCCGTTAATCAAGTGGTACATTTTTCATTGGCTCAGTGCCATTCCAGTGTGCCTGTGTGACACACACGCCTTGGTACTGTACACCCATTGGGTGCTCACCTTTTTTGGGCAGTGTTTTGATTGCTCGTTCGCATGCAATTTTGGTGGGCATGGTCACAGGCACTTTGTCCATGAAGTTGCCGCCGGGGCTGATAAAGGCCACAAGTAAAATCCATTCATTCATTATGCGGCCTCCAACATGTTGGCAGGAACTTTCCACAGTGTGGCACCGTCTTTGACTGTGACATACTTGATGGCAACCTTTGTGACTGTGCCCTTTACTGTGACACCACGTTTGGTGCTGTGAAACTTCACTGTGTCACCTTTGGTAAACTCACGAATTTTTACTGCACGAAGTTGAGCACGAGCATACTGTACAGCACTGGTAATTGAGTCCAGCTGTTCGTTTGAGAAATTGCTAAACATGATCGAAGTGTTAACTTCTTGGATTGTTGCGTATGTCATTTCAGGCTCCTTTTGTTACAATATGTCCATATTATAGCATTTTGGCAATTATTGGTCAACCGCCAAAATTGTAATACTCAAGTATTACATTGCCCAGAATGATTCTGAGCTGGGCGAGCAGAAGTACGGTGTGTCATAACGTTCCTGGTATGTCTTACCAGTCATCATGTTGCGTTTGGTAACCCAAGTCTCATGGGGTTCCACAATAAAACCCAATTTAGTTTTGGATTCAATCACAGCCCGGATATAGGCTCTGGTTACAGGAGCAAATTCTTCTTTTGCAACAAGACGCTTACCGCCTTTGACACGTTTGTCAGATTTGTACAGTTCCAATGTGTATTCAACTAGTGCAGTCATCTTGGCTCCTTTTTGCTACTCTATGTCAATATTATAGCAAATTGGGAATTATTGGTCAAGTAGCAAAAAAGTATTACTTTTTAGGTTTGCACTTGTGCTCGGGCTTCTGCGGGTGTGTATTCACTGCTACTCAGCGTGGCCTGTGGTGGCACAGCATTGGGCAAACTGGGCACTGCATTGTCAATTTTCAAGTTCACTGCATTGATACCTGCGGTGTTGCGTCCCTCGCGTAGCGCACCCACCATGGCCTGACCATACTGATTGGCAGTGTTGGCAACGCTTTCCAAGAACTGTGCTGCCATACCTGTTTGTGTTTCTTGACCATAACCGGCCAAGGAAGGAATAAAAGCAGTGATAGGCAATTCAGCACCAGCAGTCATTGTGGCATAGTTGATGCTGGCTTTGGCTTGAAATGCTGCTTCGTTGGCGCTGTGCGAGGTCATAGTGTACCATGCAGTGTTCAAACTGGCAGTGGTTGTGGCACCCATGGCAGTGATGGCTGCACCAACGGCTGCATTGGCTGCTGTGACCAAGGCAGCCAAGGCATCATCATATGTGGCATACACTCCTGCAGCCGGTCCACTGGGTATTGTGATAGTAGGCGGCACACCAAACACACTTGTGACCAGGCTGACCATTTGTGAGTATATGGTGCTGAGTGCGCTGAGATTTCCAGCAGTGAATTGAGCAGAAATGGTCGAAGTCACTGTGGGCAAATACTCATTGTAAGGGAATCCAATTGTTGAGCCAAAAAAGTCTGTGGTCAGATACGTGCCATTGGGACCTGATCCTTTGGCCAAATAATTAAAATAAAATGTAGGCACTGCTGCCGGTACAGGTGTTGTTGACGGTCCATTGATTAGATCAAGTCCCTTGAGTGTGCTCAACTTCTTTGTATAAGCTGCTGTTTCGGCCGCTGTTTGTGTGAGTGTGGTCATTGTAGTATCGCCGCTAGTTGTTGTGTGGTAGTGCCACCTATGCCTTTGACCTGTTGATAGGCAATTTGCAGTGCGCGGTTGGCCTGTGCCTGTGCTGGCGGAACTATCTTGGCCAAATCATCACAGCCCTTGGGACTCACTGTGCCAGAATTCAATATGGGTTCAATCGCACTGTTGACACTGCCATCGGTATTGTAGATCAACACAGGCCCATCAGGGGTGGGCAATGTCAAACTGCTAAAACTTGTGGGGTACAGTTTTACAGGATTCAGCAGATCTGCCATGGTCACAATGTTGGGTGTGCTACAATCCAAAATTTCCAACACTTCGGTCAAACAATCACCAGTGACATTGACCAAGGCTGGGTAGGCTGCTTTTTGCAGTACATCAAATTGATTTGCAGTTAGTCCATTGGGGTTGAACAAACTTTGCACATTGTTGTTCACAAGATCGGCAATGTTTCGATCTGACAGTCCTTGTGCTTGCAATGCCGTGGTCACACACGGTGTAGATCCATTGATCATGTTGCCAGCCTCGGCAAGATTTTGCAGCAAACTGGCTGGTGTTCCAATTTGATCCGCTCGTGCAAATTTTACAGCACCACCAATGTTGGCCAGATCGGCACCAAACGCCGGAAAGGCCAAGTTAACTTTGCCTAAGTCACCAGATATCAAGTTGTCCATACCAGAGTAAGTAGGACCAAGGAAATCATCGCTGTTGACATTGACTGCACTGTTGATGATACCATTGGTAAGACTGATATAACCTTGTGCCGCACCAAAAGCCATTGCAAATTTTCCAAAGTCACCGCCGCCTAGATAGGTACTGGCTGCTGTGGTTATGCTAGAGGCATAACCAGCATTGCCCACAGTCCATGAAACATTGCTGGGCACACTGTCGCCCAGGGCTGGACAATAACTACCTGATACACTTGCACCAATTGCTTTGAGGCTGGCCAACGTACCAGCACTGATGTTAAGACTGACATTGCCGGACGCTTGTCCAATGGTGTAGATCAAACTGGCTATGGGTGTTAAGGCATTGTAAGCAGCCACATTGTTGGCCAGTTGTGTGTTGGCCGTAATAACATTGCCTGAGTACATGCCCACGCCGGCCCACAGTTGTAGTGGCGTTGCAATTGAGTCAGCCATTATGCTGCCCTCACGGAAGCAGATCCTGCTGTGCGTGGATGTCCACAGGTGTCACTATCACCATCGCGGATCACAGAGCGGTTGCCAGCACGCACTGAGCCGGACCCCCCGGTGGTGATTGCACTACAATGTATGCCACATCCATCTTGTCCACAACAGGGATGTGGTGTTACTGATATGCCAGGCACAACAATGGGACGACCGTTTACTCGCACAGATGCCACTCCTGAGGTGTTGATGCCTCCTGAACTGTTTGGATCACCTTGTCGTTGTACTGCTGGCATGTTATCCCATTAAGATTTTACTGCGCACAGGCTTGATGCCTGTTGTGGCTTCCAAATAACTGTCCCCAACGTCTTCACGCACAGGAGCGATCATGGCCACGCTAGATATATTTACCGTGACTTCTGCCTCAGGATCTGCGGTGAACAATGAGTTCATCAATTGTATGCCCTGCTGTCCGGGCACCACTGCCACAGGTTTGCTGATGGTGTAAGTACTGCTGTCTAATGCTGTGATTTTTGCCACAATTTCTTCACCATAGCCCATGCGCATGGTGTATGTTTTTCCTATTTCGACGCTCATTCTAGTTCCTTTTTAACTATTGCCAACTGATAATTTACCAGGCCCAACTTGAGCCTGTGATAAAACATATTCACAAAGGCATCAATACTTTGCTTACAACGACCCAGGTAATGTTGGTCATCTTCCCAGAGATAGTCATCAAACAACATCACGCCACCTGGGCGCAACAATCCAAAGCACATCACAGCATCAGCCAAGGCATCATCTGCATTGTGACTGCCATCAACATAGACGAAGTCGTATTGACGTTGATCCACAATCAGTTGTGCCAGTGCAGGAAAACTCATGTTGGCATGGACTTCTAATTTTTGTTCTGGCTTCTTGACTTCTGCTGTGTTGGCACGGAAGATTTGTTCGATTGAACGATCCTCAGGTATTGAATCACTACTGAATGCTGTGACAGGGCGATCAGCAAATGGATCTATACAGGTAATTGTGCCTGTGTCTGACAGCATGTTTTCCAACATCCAGCAGGTGCTACGACCTTCATGGCTGCCTATTTCTAATATGCTATCAACTGTTTTTTGTTTTTGTAAGTAGTTGGTGATATAATCAAAATTGACCAGTGCATTGCTGAACCAGTCAGATGAGAATTGTGGCATTACATCAACCTTTGACGCAGTTCCTGAAATCCGCCCACATACTCTTTATCCAAGAAGATTTGTGGCACTGATCTAGCAGTGGGTACTGACTCTAATAATTGTTCACGTGTCCAGTCTTGACTGATGTTGCGCACTTCATATTCGATGCCTTTCATTTCCAACAGGCTTTTGGCTTGTTCGCAGAAGGCGCATTGGTCCTTGGACCATACTATTGCTTTCATATTATTTTCCTTTTGGGCTCTACTTTAATAATGCATGGTGAATCAATACGATCCGACATGGCTTTGACACCATCTGCCCAGGCATGCATCTTAACTGACAACCAGTCTAAAAATTGCACTCGCAAGCAGCGATTCTTTTCTTCAATCCGTTCAAACTTGCTCATCACGTTGCGAATATTCTGGAAGTCTTCAGAATCTCGTATTGCAGGATTAGGTTTATACATATTTTTCCTTTTATAAATCTGGTAATTCGTCGTAGTCAAGAGAGTCTGACATAACTCCCAAAACATAATTGGTACTCTCATTTTCTTGCAAGGCCGTCTGCTTTTTGCTGGTGTCCACATGCTTCATGAACCAAGGAATGGGTGTGCTACGTGGTGCAGGTTCCAGATACTTGATACCAATCTCTTTGAGTGCGCCCACTGCTGTGTAGTCCACAAAGTCTTTGAGAATGTTGGCGTTGAGTCCAATCACCGGACCTAGCTTGAACAAGTAGTCGGCCCAGGCCTTTTCTTCGCGAATCACATCCAGGTACAACTGATACACTTCGGCTTCACATTCTGCCTTGGCAGCAGCAAAGCGAGGATCTTCTTTCACAACCTGATTGATAATCCAAGCAGTCCAGTCCTTGTGCAGGATTTCATCTTGCAGGATCAGGCTAATGATGTTGCCGTTGCCAATAAAGATACGGTTCTCAACCATGGCCAGACTAGTGGCAAAGCTGACCATGAAGCGGAATGCTTCTAGTGCATAGCTGGCGTTGAGTGCCAACCAGATAGCCTTGATATGTTCTTGTTCAAGAACCATACCTGTCATTTCACTGCTGAGTTCTTTATGGCAATTTATTCTGTGCAATTCATCGTAGTACTTGCCCACACTTGACGCCATGTCCACAATCTCTTTGGTGTCGTGAATGGTGTTGAACACTTCCTTGGGCACGTTGTAGATGTTGCGAATGATGTGACTGTAACTTCTACTGTGAATGTTGGTTTCGAAGAAACTCCAGTTGTACATCAAGGCTTCCAGTTCAGGTATGCTCACAACAGGAGTAAACACCTGTGCAGGACCACGACCTTGCAAACTATCCAAGGCTGTTTGACGCAACAGATTTGATGTAAAGATATGTTTCACAGTGTCACTGGCTTCCTTGAAGTCATTGGCATCTTTGGTCAAGGACACTTCTTCGGGAATCCAAAAGAAGCCACGTGCCTCTTGTTCAAACTTCACAAGTTTGTTGTACTTGACTTCTTCAAAGCGTTGAATTGTAACAGGGCCTGCTGGGTCCAAGAACATCTTGCGACTTAAATAGTCTGTTTTTGTTGATAGGTTGTATTGTGCTTGGCTCATAATTTGCAACTTTCACAGTCTTCTACATCATCAAAGTCAATCACTTCCAAGGGTGCTTCTTCCTTGGCAGCTTTAGCACCTTGCTTGTTGATTAGACTGTAGTAAAATGTCTTGATACCCCAGTGATGTGCTTGCATTAGATTTTTAGCAATCAATGTGGTAGGTACTTTGCGGTCTGCAAAGTGTGCAGGATTGTAAAATGTGTTGGTGCTGATTGACTGATCAATGTATGCTGCTAGTACTGCGGCAGTTTTTAAATAGCCCACACAATCTTTTTGCGCCCACATCATTTGATATTTGTTTTTGAGTCTATGGTACTCAGGTACAACTTGTGTCAAACTACCTGCTTTTGATTCTTTGACTGAGATCAAACTCATGGGCATTTCAATGCCATTGGTTGAGTTGATAACAACTGAGCTAGACTCCACAGGCGCCACTGCCATCAAGGTGGCGTTGCGCACACCGTATGCTCGCATGTTGCCACGCAGGGTGTTCCAGTCTAGCGCAGGATCAGGTGTGAAGTCGGTGAGTTCGTTGACACCTTTGGCTCTACGTTCCCAGGGAAACTCTCCACGACCATACCGTGTCTTGTCGCTATCCTTGCAACGACCACGTTCTCGGGCCAGTTCTACAGTGGCTTCGGTCAAGTAGTAGGCTTGATGTTCCATCCATGACTTAACTTCTGCCAAGGCATCCTTTTCGCCATACTCTAGTCCACGTTTGGCGTGCCAGTAAGCCAGATTTGTAATACCAATGCCTAAGGGCTGGATTTCATCATTGCTGAGTTGACTTTGAATACTCAAGAAGTCTTGGTAGTCCAAGATGTTGCAAAGGCTGCGTTGAAGTACACGACAGGCTCTGCGCATGTCTTCAGGATGGCGGAAC